GCGAGGCTTACTTCGACGGTCGTTACGACGTGCCGTGCGCGGAGTGCCACGGCGCCCGCGTGACGCCGGTCCTCGACGAAGATCGCGCGACGCCGGAGGAGCGGAAGCAGATCGAGGACGTGATCGAGGCGCACTACGCCAGTCAACGCGAGCAGGATCACGAACGGAGGATGGGTTACTGATGGCAAAGAAGAAAGCGAAACAACCGAAGGCGTCGAAGGCGCTCGCGCCCGCGGCGCCGCGCGCACCCCTGGCGATCCAGCTCACGCCGATCCATCTCAAGGCCGCGATCGCGTTCCGAGACAAGGCCGCGACGATCGTCATCAGTGACACCCGGAGCGACGAAGGCGCGCTCGCGACCATCCTCGACGGCAAGAAGGGCAAGCGGCAAGCTGCGGCCGATTGGAAGGTGCCGATCGATAAAGTAACGGGCGTGCTGACCGCGCTCCGCGGGTTGCGCGATCGCGAGCTGGAAGCGTTCGAGGTCGGGATCGACACGCTCGAAAAGCGTCACGTCGCCTTCAAGAACGCCGACGATGCGCGCGTGGCCGCGGAAGAGGCCGCGGCGCGAGCGATCGCGGAACAGGCCGCGCGCAAGGCTCGCGAAGCGGAGCTGCAGGAGCAGGAGGACGCCGCGGCGAAGCTCGAAGCGGCGAGCGATGATCTCTCCGCGCGCGAGCGGAAGTTCGTCGATACCGTGGCTGTGATGCGAGGGACCGAACTTGATGGGCTCGACACGGCGCACTTTGCGGCGGAGCAGGCGGGCTTCAAGAACGCCGCGCTCAAGGGTCCGGCGCTCCTCACGTCGCCGAAGATCGCGCGGGCGATCGCGTCGGCGATCGAGGCGAAGGCGATCCGCGAGCAGGCGGAGGCGCTTCGAGTTGAGCCCCTGGCCGTGTCGGCGCCGAAGGTCGAGAGCGCGGTCGGCAAGGTGTCGGGCGCGCGGAATACGAAGGACTACAGTTGCGGCGGCGTGTTCAACCTTGAGAAGTTCCGCGCCGCTTACCTGGCCGGTGAGATCCCGGCCGAAGCCATGACGCCGGATCTCAAGTTCCTGAACAAGATGGCCGAGTCGTTGAAGGAGAAGTTCGAGCAGGCGTATCCGGGGTGCAGGCTCAAGATCGATCAAGGGGTGGCCGGTTAATGGGCGGCGGTCGCGACGCGATCGGGCGCCATCATTGCGGCAAGAACGGCTGGTCGCTGTGCGTCGCGTGCCTGGGTCGTATTCACGAACAGGGATGCACGTCGAAGAAGCGGCCCGATCGCGATTGCTGCAAACGCCGCCACGTCGCACTAGCGAAGAAGGGGCATGTTCTCGGGATCGACGACGAATCGATCCCGATGGTGGATGATAACCGCCCGTCATGGGCAGACGAATAGGAGCGATCGATGGTGGTCAAAACGTGGTCGGGTCGAGGGTTCAAGGTCGAGATCAGGATCGACAGCGCGGGGAAGTTTCGCGCGCAGCTCGACGAGGACGGCGACGAGATCGTGGCCGAGACGCTGGCCGAAATCGAAACGAAGCTCGCGGCGCAAGCACTGAGGCGGAAAACGGAGAAGGCCGTGGAGATTACGATTCTTGGCTACACCTGGCAGAAGGGCCCGCGGTCCTGGGACGAGCACCAATTCGTCGCGGCGCCTGGCGGGGTGACTCACGCGCTCTATCGTGGCAAGGCCGAGCGCACGCGCCAGCTTCTGTTGACGATCGACGGGAAGAAGGTCAAGGCAGACTCGTATGATATCCGCCACGGCGACGCGCTCGCTCGCCGGTTGACGGCAGCGGAGATCAAACGATACGCGGCCCTGTCGAAGACGGTCGCCGCGGCGGAGGCGGATCTCGCGGAGTTCGTTAAGTCGGTTCAATTCGCTGAGTCGAAGGAGGTCGAATAGAAATGCGTTTCGAGCTGAAAGGGTTGCTGACCGGCGTCGGCTACAACCATCACGTAGACGCCTACGATGAGCAGGGAGCGGCGATCGAAGCGGCGATGCGGGTCTACGGCTACGACCGGATCTTCGTGATCGACACGGCCGCGGCTGGCGCCGTCGTTTGGGACTCCGCCGACGCGGTGGTAAGGCCCAGCTCGGCGCCGTTTGCCGACCTTCCACCGTCGAGGCGGCGGGATGAGGGGTTGGATCGGTGGGTTCGGATGGGCGCCAAATGACCGACAGCAGCTCACAGGCGCCCGCAGGCGAGGCGATCGGGACCCGGCCGGGGGTCCCGATCCTCCGGCCGTATCAAAACGCCGCAGGAGCCGCGCTCGAAGCGTCCTATTTCGAGGACGGGAAGAACCGGGTCCTCATCAAAAAGCCGACCGGGACCGGGAAGACGGTCTGGTTTGCGGCCCTGCTTCGCGCCTTCCCGCGGCTCCGGGCCTGGCTCGATCAATTCGGGCAGCAGAAGGGCGCGAAGGTCCTCGTTATCGCGCACCGTGAAGAACTGCTCGATCAGGCCGCGGAGAAAATCTCGCGCTCGAACCGCGGCGTCATGGTGTCGATCGAGCAGGGGGACCGGAAGGCTAATCGCTATTGCGACGTGATCGTCGCGAGCATCCAGACCCTACAAGCGCAAAAGTTCAAACGGCTGAAGACCCTGCTTCGCTATCACACGTTCCGAATTGTGGTGATCGACGAAGCGCATCACGCGGCGGCGGCGAGCTACCGGACGGCGCTCGTCCATCTTGGGTTCTTGCCCGCGGCCGACGCGAGCGACGACGACGAGATCGAGGCCGTGAAAGAAACCGACGTCGCGGTGATGGCGCGCAACCTCGACGCCTGGGACACGATCGCGCCGAAGGACCGGCTTCTCGTCGGCGTGACGGCGACGCCGAACCGAACCGACGCGATCGGCCTGAGCTGCGTCTTCCAAACGCTCGCCTTCTCGTATGACCTGAAGCAAGCGATCGCCGATGGTTATCTGACCCCGATCGTCCCGTGGGTGGTTGAGACGACAAACAACCTCGACGCGGTGAAAACCTCGGGCTCGGACTTCAACCAGAAGCAGCTCGCCGAAGCCGTGAACACGGAACATCGGAATCAGCTCGCCGTGCAAGCCTGGGCGGATTACGCGGCCGACCTACAAACGATCGTGTTTTCGGTCAACGTCGATCACGCCGAACAGCTCGCGCGCGCCTACAAGGCGACGGGCGCGACGTTCGAGGCGATCAGCGGCGAGACGGAAAAGTGGCGGCGGCGCGACGTGCTCGCCGACTATCGACGCGGCAACGTGCAAGGGCTGGTGAACTGCATGGTTCTCACCGAAGGGACCGATCTCCCGATGACCGCGTGCATCGTTCACGCGAAGCCCACGAAGTCGGCGACGTTGTACGAGCAAATGACCGGCCGCGGGCTCCGCACGCATCCCGACGATCCGGTCGGACCCGAACGCCTGGCGGCGATCACGGGCGGCGCGACGATGAGGAAACCGATCTGCGTCCTGATCGACGTGGTGGACGTAGCCAGGCGGCATTCCCTACAGACGGCGCCGATCCTCTACGGGCTCCCGCCCAACGTGAACGCGAAGGGGAAGGACCTTCAGCAGCTCGCCGACGCGCTCGAAGATATCGCCGAGCGGTTCCCCGGCTTCGACCCGGAATCGATCGGCCGATGCACGCTCGCGGATCTCGAAGTGCGCGCGAGCACGTTCGATATTTTCACGGTGCCAAGCCTGGGCAAAGCAGGCGAGGGGCTTCGTTACCAGTGGGTTCGCGTGCGCGCCGACGAATACCGGCTTCAATATCCGTGGCAGGACGGGATCGAGATCCTGACGGTCGTTCACGACGTGCTCGGCCATTACGATCTGGCCGCGACGATCCGCCCGGCCGATGGCTCGGCGCCGCGGCAGCGCACACTCGCGACGCAAGTTCCGACCGCGCGGGCCGCGCTCGAAATCGGCGAGCTGTTCATCTTGCACGATCGCCGGTCGGTCGGTCACATCATCGATCGCACGGCGCGGCATCGCCAGCGCGACGCGACCGATCGACAGCTCGGACGGCTCCGCGCGCTCGGCGCTCCGGTGCGCGCGAAGATGACGATCGCGGAGGCCAGCACCTTGATCGATATCTACGAAGCGCGAAGGCGGCGAGGATGACAATACGAAGCCCGCGGCGCGGCGAAGTGTGGGTCCACGTCGATCGGCTCGATCGCGACGACGGGCGCGTGATGGCCGTTCAATGGCGCGGCGCGAAAGGCGGGCCGTATTACCAGACGTTCCACAAGGTCGAGTGGCACGGGTGCGGCTATGTGACGACGAAGTTCTTCGGCCGCAGATCAACACGCCAACCGCGGCTGGTGATCGTCGTGCCGCGCGGCCTGGTCGAAGCGTTCGACGTTTCGACGAATCTTAGAATCGCGCGGATCGTCGTTCCTTCGCCCACAACATCTAGTGGCGTTGATCGCCGGAGGCCCGGACGTGTATAAGTTCGACGAACACGAACAAAACGAAGGCCCGACACTTATCCAAGGTGTCGGGCCCGAGCGTTCGGCGGTTGTGACGCCGGAACGATCCGCAGGGCTCGATTTTACGCCCGACCGTTCCCGGCCACAACCCCGAATAGTTAGCCGTCGCGCGAACCATTGGATTCGCGGCGCCTGGCCTTTGGGAGCGATCCCGCGGCCGGGGCGGGCTCCGAGCCGGGGCGGGGGTGGGCGATCGGGCGGCGCGATCGGAGAAGGCTCAGGGAACGCGCGGCGGGCAGACCTAATCGACGCGAACGGACCTATACCGCGGGCCGGTATATATACGCTCTGGCTTCTCCCTGGGGAAGTGGTGCGTATATATACCGCGGGCAGGGACCGGGGCCGAGAGGGGGGCGCCTGTAGCCGGAGGCTTGCTCTTTTGTGGAGTGTGCAATGGTGAGAAAAATTGACCCCGAGAAGCGGCTCGCAACGCTCGCGAAGTTGGTCCCGGTCATGCGCGACGAATGGGAAAAGCTCGGGGCGATGCTCGACGAGTTCGACGCGCTCACAGGCGGCAAGGCGACGATCGCCGAGAAGCTGAAGGAGGTCGAGACTCGATGGATCGATCTCTGGTCGGCCGAGCACGGCGAGCCCTACGTCTTCACCGATTACGCGAAGTCACGCGGGCAGATCAAGACCCTGCTTCGGAAGGGGCTCAGCGCGGCGCAAATCGTCTCGCGGTTGACGGTCTACATCACGGGCCCGAACGAGTATTACCGAACGCGCAAGCATCCGTGGGACGTGTTCATCGCGACGATCAACGAGCACGTTCGCGCGGGCGGCGATGGCGAGCTGGCCGAGCGTCCGACCGGATGCAAGCACGAACCGTCGTGCGCGAATCAAGTCGAGCACACGAAACGCAGGCAGGCCGAGCTAACCTCTTGACGCCACGCAACGCGCCCGCGCGCCGCGAGGACGATCGGCCGATGCACGACGGCCCGCGGACGATGCCCCATAACCTCGAAGCCGAGCGATCGGTGATCGGCTCCGTGATGATCGAGAACGCGGTGTATCACAGGGCCGCGGCGATCCTCCCGTCGCCGTCGTTTTTCTTCCGCGACGCGCATCGCCGGATCTGGAAGGCGATGATCCAGCTAGACGAGCAAAACGAGCCGATCGATCTGGTGTCGGTGAAGGCGCAGCTCGAACGCAATGGCGATCTTGAGGAGTGCGGCGGGCCCGCGTATGTCGCGAGCCTGGTCGATGGTGTGCCGCGCTCGACGAACGTCGAATACTACGCGAGCACGGTCAAGGATAAATCCGCGCTTCGAGGGTTGATCCGAGCATGTGCGGAAATCTCGGGCGCCGCGTTCGACGCCGATCGCCCGGCGCCTGAGATTCTTCGATTCGGCGAGCAGAGGCTGTTCGAGCTATCGACCGGGCATATCCCGTCGAAGATGCAGGACCTAAAGAGCGGCGTCCAGAAGCTGTTCCGCGAGATCGAATTCCGGCAAACGAACAAGGGCGCGATCACGGGCATAGATACCGGGTTCGAGGAGATCAATAAGCGCACGCTCGGCTGGCAACCTGGGAACCTGATTTTTATCGCGGCCCGGCCGTCGATCGGGAAGACGACGTTCGCGCTCAACAGTGCGATCGCGTCGGCGAAAGCCGGGAAGGTGATCGCCTACTTCTCAATGGAGATGAGCCGCGAGGAGCTGGAATTCCGCATCCTGTCGCAGCTCTCCGGCGTCGCGCTAACGCGCATCTTGAACGGCGCGCTCGGCGGCGGCTCGGGACCGAATTCGGACTTCTCGAAAATCAGCCGGGCAATGGAGGAGATGAACGACTTATCGCTCTACATCGACGATCAGCCCGCGCGAACGTGGATGGATATGCGGTCGGCGCTTCGGTTGGTCAAGGCCGAGCACGGGCTCGACGGCGCGGTCGTCGATTACGCGCAACTGATCAAGGGCTCGTTAGATCGTCGCGGTGCGACGCGGAATGAGGAGCTAACCGACGCATCCAATCACCTGAAGGAAACCGCGAAGGAGCTTCGGATCGCCCTGACGGTCCTGTCACAGATCCGGCGCCCCGATGCCAGCAAGCCCGATCGTCGGCCGAAAATGTCGGACATGAAGGACTGCGGCGCGTTCGAGCAGGACGCCGACATCGTGGGTCTATTGCACCGTGCGAAGCATCAAGAGGACGGGCCCACGGAGTTCATTCTCGACAAGGGTCGCAACATCGGAACGGGCGCCTATGTGTTGACCCTGATCGGCGACGTGGTGACGTTCATCGACGGGGGCGTGATGCCCACCCCGGCGCCGAAGGAAGCCGCCACGAAGGGGAAGAAGATCGCGGGCAAGGTGCGACCGCCCGCGCTCCCGATCGCCGGGCGCGACGCCGAAGACGATTGAACCGAACGGACTTCTTAGCTAGAATGCGGAGCACAAAACCCATGAGGTATTTAGGGATCGACCCCGGCAAGACTGGCGGCATGGCGGCGATCGAGCATGTCGGCTCCGGGATTCGGATCATCGGCGCCGTCAAGATGCCGTCGACGAACCCTGAAATCCTCGAAGCGATCCGAACGCTCGCTGGCGCCGAGTATGGGGACCCGGCGATCGGCGCGGTCTGCGCGCTCGAATACGTGCGTTCGCGGCCTGGGCTGAGTTCGGTTGCGATGTTCACGTTCGGCCGTGGCCTGGGCGCGCTCGAAATGGCGCTCGCGTCGGTCGGCGTGCCTTACGACGACATAACCCCGCAGCGATGGCAGACCGCGCTCGGGTGCATGAGCGCGGGCGACAAGAACGTCACGAAGGCGCGGGCGATGAAGCTGTTCCCCAACTGGAATAAAAAGAATGCGATTACGCACGCGACGGCCGATGCGTTGCTGCTCGCGGAATACTGTCGGCGTTTTCATCGGGGGTTGATCGGTCGTAAACGGAGGTAGTCAATTGAAGGAGCGTCTAATGGTGAAGAAGAAAGCCGCAAAGAAAGCGGCGAAGAAGGCCGCGCCGAAGCGTGCGGCGAAGAAGGCGGCGAAGAAACGGGCCGCGTTCAACGGTGCGAAGAATCGATCGCGCGCCGCGAAACGACCGAAGCGGCGGTCGACGCCGGAGCAGCAGGAGTTGATCCCCGGCGTGCGCTACGCCGATCTGGATCGGTTCTGCAAGAACATCGGCGACAATCGCGACGACGTGAATCAGCTCAAGGGCGAAGGCAAGAGCCTGGAAACGGGCGCGCTCAAGGCGATGAGGATTCACGGCGTCAAAGCCTACAAGAACGCGGGCGTTCTTCTGATGATCGTTCCTGGCGACGAGAAGTTGTCAGTCAAGCGCGATCGCGACGGCGGCGCGTCGGATGGCGGGCAGGCAACGCCGGAGCCCGAAGGCGGCGAGGGGCAGGACCCCGGCGCCATCGGTGAGGCGCTGACCGAAGGCGAAGAAGGCGCGGACGAGGATTAGATCGGCTTCGGGCCCGGCGCGGGAAGCTCCGGGCCCGAGCTGTTTCAGAGTGAACCGAATGGCAAAGAAGAAAACCGCGATCGCGAAGCTGAGCCCGAAGTTCGAGCCGATCGAGCTGAACGGGTTCCGGCTCACGAGCACGGGCGTAATTGTGCCCGCGGGCGTGCGGCCGTCGTTGGGGCAATACCAGGGAACCTTCGACTTCGTGACGCGCGTTCACAAGTTCTCGGGCTTCTGGCTCGCGGACCTGATCGCGTATGCCGACACGCGGCCGGAGTGGAAAAAGGAAATCGATCACATCATCGACGCCGAAGTGCTCGACGAGGACAGCGTTCGTCAATATCGCTACGTGGCGAAGAACGTCCCGCCCGAGAACCGGGTCGAGGGTGTCGCCTACGGGCATCACGCCGCGGTCGCGAGCTTACCGGCCGACGAACAAACAGCGTGGTTAGAAAAAAGCAAGGACAAGGGGTGGACCCAGCGCGAGCTGAAGGAACACATTCGCGCGGCGGCGCGCGTGAAGGTGGTAGACGGGCAAGCCAAGCTGCAGGGCATGTATCGAATCATCTACGCCGATCCGCCGTGGAAATACGGCGACAGCGGCGCGACCGCCGATGGGTCGCTCGGGAAGGCCGCGCGGCACTACCCGTCGATGACGATCGAGGAGCTGTGTCGTCTGCCGGTGCAAGCACACGCGATGCCGGATGCGATCCTGTTCATGTGGGTAACGGCGCCGATGCTCCTCGAAAATCCGGGGCCGCGCGAAGTGATCGAAGCCTGGGGTTTCAAGCCGAAGACGGGCCGGGTATGGGACAAGGTTCGCGGGATGCACGGGCATTACGCAACCCACATCGTTCACGAACATCTAATCATTGCGACGCGCGGATCGTGCCTGCCCGACGTGCCCACGCCGGAGGACAAAAGCGTGTTCACGGAGCGGCGCTCGAACACGCATAGCGAAAAGCCCGACAGCGTGCGGGCGTGGATCGAGGAGCATTGGACCCGCGGGCCCTACCTCGAACTATTCGGCCGGAAGAAGATCAAGGGCTGGGAAGTCTTCGGCAACGATGCCCGGCTGTGGACGGAAGGCAAACCCCCGATCGAGGTTCCCGACGATGACGTCCCGTTCTGACGACGATCGCGCGCCCGATGTCGATGTAGATCAAATCGCCGACGATGACGACGACGACGAAGCCGGTCGCGCGCCGATACGCGCGCAGAGGAGAGCATGGCGCAGCCTTACTTCGAGGGGAGCGGGATCAAGATTTATCACGGCGACGCGCTCGAACTATTGCCGGAGGTTGAGCCGTATGACGCGCTGATCACGGACCCGCCCTATTCGAGCGGCGGGCAATATCGATCCGATCGGATGCGCTCGACGGTCGAGAAGTATGTGAACAGCTCGACGCAAACCGTGAGGCCGGAATTCTCCGGCGACAACCGGGATCAGCGCGCGTTCTTCGCCTGGTCTACGTTGTGGCTCGCGTTTGCGATCGCGCACGCGAAGCCGGAAGCGCACGTTCTCGTCTTCACGGACTGGCGCCAGCTCCCGACCATGACGGACGCGATACAGGCGGGCGGGTGGGTGTGGCGCGGGATCGGAACGTGGTGGAAGCCGGGGATCAGGATGCAGCGCGGCGGGCTCTCGCAAAGTGCCGAGTATGTCGTTTGGGGCACGAACGGATCGTGGTCGCGCGAGAACGATCACAGTCCGCAAAACGTGATCCAGTGTCAGCCGGTGATCGAGAAGGAGCATATCGCCGAGAAGCCCGAGCCGGTGCTCCGGTGGTTGGTGCCCTTCGCGCCCCTGGGCGGGCTCGTCGTCGATCCGTTCCTGGGCTCTGGCACGACGTTACGAATTGCGAAGGCGAGCGGCCGACGCGGGATCGGGTTCGACACGGACGAAGCATCGTGCGAGCTGGCCGCGAAGCTCCTCAGCGAGCCGATCGCCGAAGGGCTCGCCTTCTGAGGCATGGGCAAGCATCCGCACACGATCACGGCGCGCGGTCGAATGGTGCGCGTCGAGCTGAAGAACGGCGAGAAGTTCGAGGCCCGGTTCCTCGAACGCACACGGAAGAAGATCCTCGTTTTCGAGGGCGGTCGTCGAGTCCCGGCCGGTGACGTGAAGGCATTCAGCGATCGGCGGCTGTTGCAACCGATCTCGCGTCACAAGCGGGTGTCGTAAAGCGCGTCAAATGATTTGACGGGCGTAGAATCGGCAAACGGAGGGGTTATGGAACGCGAGAAGCTGGAAGGCCATCAGGCGACGTTACGCGGGCTCAGGGACACGATCGGGACGATGCAGCAATCGGGAAGCCCACCGCCGCTTGGCGACGTGGTGGACCTTATAGACGCCCTGGCGGGCATCGTGGGCGATTTCATTTCGGAACAGATCGTGGCCGGTGAGCACGCGCACGCGGTCGCCGAGCTGATCAAACGATCGGGCGGGCGGGTAGAGCAGGCCGACACGCTGGGCGGGCCCTGGGAGCCGGTCGTCGACGGCAGGCCGACGAAGCGGTTCGTCCGCGAGAACGGCGCGCTCCGGGCTCAGAAGGTGAGCGAGGAGCCGCCCGCGCCGCGGATGGTGCTCGATGAAAAGCCGGTGTGCTCGTCGGTGAAGCCTCAACTATGCACCGATCCCGATTGCCCACGGCACGGGCGCCGGAGCAGCGACCACGCCGACATGCGGGCGCTCTCGATGCACGCGGACCCGGACCCGAGAGACTGACGTTCGCCCGTGGCAAGGAAGAAAGCGAAGCGACCGAACACGGGCCGGGGCCCATTGCGGGAGAACCATAAGCTCTTTGCGATGATCTACCTGGCGAATGGGAACAATGCACGGGCCGCGTATGACGAAGCGATGCCCGGCAAGCGCAAGGCCGCGGCGACGGATGCGTGCGCGTCCCGGTTGCTACATTCAGCTAAGGTCAAGGCGTTCATCGAGGCCCACACGGCGAAGACGCTCCGGGCGATCGAGGCGACAGCGGAAGAGGCGATGGCCGTGATCACGCGGGCGCTGAGGCTCGACCCGCGGTTGCTGTTCGACAAAGCGACGGGGCTCCCGTTGCCGATGAAGGACTGGCCCGAGGACGCCGCGCTCACCGTGAAGTCGATCAAAGCGGATGGAACGGTGGTGTTTTACGACAAGATGCGCGCCGCCGAGCTGATCGCGGAGTCGCACGGGAAGATCAAGAAGAAGCTCGATATCTCGTTGGCGTTCGACCATGAAAAGTATCTCGCCGACAAGAGTCGGCCGAAGGGGTGAACCGTGGCCTACCTGAAGGCGTTTGTTGTGGAGTGCTCGAAGGGTGGGTGCTCCCGCGTGGCGAAGGTCGAGGTTTTCAACGCGAAGAACGCGTCGTGTGGTCGCTTTTGCCCGTTACACGGGAAGCAAGAGGTCGATCGGCTGGCGATGGGCGAAAAACAGTCTCGTTCACTTAACGAGGATCCGAAGAAACAGGCCGGAAAATGAGGAGGGCTCAGCGTATGGACGAGGTTAATCGAATGCCGGTGATATCGCCGGATCAGGTGAAGTGGATCGTCGATCACAACGAGCAGATCCGCGGCTCTCATCGAGTCCAATTACTCGATGCATCGCAAGCCTGGGCCGACGACCGGGCCCGGATGGAGTGGATCGAGACGCACGAAAATCCGGCGTCGATCGTTCTCACGGTCAGCGGCGAGACGACGGTTCGGATCTTCATCGGCTGGCAATGGCTCGTCGTCGTCGGCGTGCTCGGCGCGCTCGGCCTGGTGCTGTGATGGCAGACGCGAACGAGCCACGGCCGTTAGCGATGTTCTCGCTGAATGGCGTCCTGAAGGGTCGAGAGCTTGCTGACGGCGCGTGGATGTGCCTGGGCGATGGCGGGGCGCCTGGTCGGCCGGGCTGCGCGTTCGAGGCCCGGACCTTTCACGAATTGCTCGCGCACGGCCAAGCGTCGCACGGCTGGCCGAAGCCGAGCGAATGTGAGCATCCGCAATTCTCGGCGGTCGTCAACGTGGCGCGCGTGCTCGACGTGGGGAAGTTCGTCGCCGAGGTCGAGGTCAATTGCCAAGTATGCGGCGTGCCGATGCGCTTCGTTGGCGTGCCCGCGGGCTTCGACTACGCACGGCCGATGGTGAGCATCACGGGCGAGCTGTTGCACGCGCCGATCGAGCCCGCGATCGAGACGGAGCTTCACGCGCGCGCATCCTTCACAATGCCGAAGATCCCGGCGAGACACTAATGAACAGCAATCAACAGAGCCGACCGAATTCGACGAAGTGCGCGAATTGCGGGCTCGCGTATAGTCTGACCGGAACGAAGCCGCCGTGCCCCGAGGGCGAGAAGGGTCCGGCCGGATGGTCGGCCGATATGCTGGCGTTCATGCGATGCACGGCCGCGGACGCCGCGAAGAAAGGCAAGGCGAAGTAATGGCGGAAAAAGCAACGTCGAGCGTCGCGAGCCTTGAGCATGTATGGGGCTCGTTGGTCGATCTGATCAAGGAATTGACGAAGCTCGCGAAGAACGCGAACCTCGCGGTCGAGCGCGATCTTCACCCGATGCGCGAGGTCAAGAAGCAATGACAACTGAAGCCGCAAAGGAGTTGATTCACCTGGCGAAGTGGATCGCGCGCCGTTACGGTCTAAGTGAAATGTCGAAGATACGGCAGGCGTGTCAAGCGGAACAGATTCACTCCGAGATCGTGCGTCGGCTCGGCGA